TTCCCTCTTCCCATTCACCACCTCACGAACCAGAAAATTGTTTCCAATCATCTGAACATTGGTATAGAATCTCATTCGCTTATAACATCCTCATATTTCTTAACTAGTTTACTATTAGGTTCCACCAAAGTCAAGATCTTATCAGATGAAAGCATAAAAGTATTTTGAGTGGTTACTTCTAATAACCAAGGAGATAAAGTACCATCATCATTAATTAGAAATGGTTCAGTTAACTTACAATCAGGTCCACCAAGTTCACTCTGAACTTCCTCCACTTGAGTCAATATCCTCTGATCGTTCGTTAGTATCAGAATTTGTAGATTTTCTGTCTTCATAGGTCTTTACTGCCTTAGTGTACATTTCTAATAATTTATCTTGTGGTTCAACTATACTAATAACCCAGTCTGCCACAATAGGAATATTTTCATCCTTACTTAATGGTAGCCAAGGTAATAATCTAATTGAAACAGGTTGTTGAGTAGACTCTTGACCTTCATCTACTTTTATTTCTGGAGTAGTAATAATAGCTCTACAAGGATATTTGAAAAAATATCCTACAACAGAACCACTTCCATCTTGTCCAGACATCATCTCTGTCATATCAGAAATGACTTCTTCTCCAGATTTCAGTAACGCAAGTTTTATAGTCATTTTATATTCTTTCCTTTATATATTATAGCATAAAAAAAGGAGGGTAACAACCCTCCTAGATCTTTACAACCAATCTTTTCTGGCATGATGTTCTGGGACAATCTTACCTACTATAACAGTAAGTAATCCATCTTCAAATTCAACTTTCTGAACCTCTGTATCATCAGAGATACCCCATGATCTTTCAAAAGATCTTTGAGCAAGTCCTTTAAATGCAAAGTCTTTAGTATCTTCTTTCTCTTCCTTCTTCCCTTCAACAATTAATTTACCATGTTCAGTGTAAACTTTAACTTCTTTCTTTTTGAATCCAGCAAGAGCAACCTCTAGTCTGGTTTCTACATTGTTTACCTGAACTATGTTGTAAGGTGGATAGTTCTCTGTTCTTGTATCGTTAAAAAAACGATTTAAATAATCATCCATCCCAATACTATTTCTCTGAATCCTTTCAAACAATTCAGGTAGATTGGCGGAATGATATCTTTGTAGGTTTCCCATAATAGTCTCCTTTAAAAGCGAGTTTGTGTTTTGATGTCCCTTACGGCGACACTACTATTTAACCACGAACTAACTTAAAATGGGAGTCGGAAACCTCTACTTTGCTGGTTGGGGTTCCTCTACTTTTCCCTTTTTACCTATATTATACTTCTGTTCTAACGTCCAATCATTCTTATCCTTATAAGGAAGAACTTTAATTTGATTGAGGGGTGCAATATCTTGTATGGTTTCTTCCTTTACAACACTAATGAGACCCCAATCAGCGAGAAGACGAGTAATACGATTCCTACGCTGAACGTCGTTAACAGTAAGGTTAGCGAACTTACCATCTAGAGCAAATAACTCCTTAAAATGTACTATGTAATATTTACCTTGCTTATGTAAAATATGGCAGG